GAACGGCCCTCTTCAAGGGTGGGCGAGCTGAGTCTAGAAGCGAGCACTGACATCTTGGCTTGTTTCCTCACGAACTCTTCTGGTGTCATTCCAACAAAAGGCCCGCTGTCGAGCAGGCCTTCGTATTCCTCGTGAACCCTGAGGAATTCCTTGGCGAGAACACTGAGTCCTGAAGGAGAAGGAGAAATGGGTAGGAACTTCCGGGGCTCGAGTAGCACGACGTCATATGTCACCCAGATCTCACCGCAAGTATAAATACCTGGGGCACCTGTGGTGATTATTTGAAGTTGTGCGAGCGCGACCTGATCGGTCACGAATGTCGAGAGTGAAGAGCCACCGCCTCGGATGTATTTGACGGGCATTTGTGTCATGTCGGGGGCGCACTCAACGCCAAGGGAGAGTGGGGCCGCAGGGGAACCGGATACGCTGTTGTCGTACGTGAGCAGGTCTACTTTAGTGACTGGAAAGCCACTAGTGATTGCACCTACGTCACTAATGCTGGTCATGGACACGGATCCAAGCGCAGCACTTGAGCCAGACACGGCGTACCCAGACAAGGGAATGTACTCGAAAACACACCCGGTCATGATCCACTTCGACCATGCTGTTGAGACCTGACTCAGCCACGGGAACACCTGTGGTTCGACACGGAAACCAGTGACGGAGGCGCTGGTCGTCGCTTTGATGTCGAAAAGGTATTCCCGCTTGCTAACTCGTATAGCACCTTGAGCGTCGATGTGCATCGACGGTATGGTGTTGGAGCTCACAGGACGGATCAGGGAGTTGGTGTGCAGGTTGGAAGAATCTACACTACCCCCTTGAAGTTCATAGGATCCGGATCCGACGATCCGACCGAACAGGTGGTCAGCGAGGGAACCAGCGGCGGTCCCGAGGGGGCCAAAGCTGGAACCTATTTGCTTCCCAAGACCCATCTTCTGGACGTGCTGAGCGGCACGCTTAAGATGGGCTTTTGGTTTTTGTTTAGGCGGTTGTTCCTTACCGCCCCGCTTAGAGGCCGGGGCCTTGTTCTTGTTGTTAGCAACTGAAGATGAGATCGCCAGCTCAGTCAAGCTGACGAAATGATGTATGATCTGGTCGTGGACCCAAGACGTCTGCGCTTGGGAGGCCGGGCCCACCGTGATCTCGGGTGGGGACCTCCCTCACTGGGTTTTCGCCTTGGGCTGGCCCATTCACTGACCAAGTGAACGGGACGTGTCGTGACACAACGAGGACAACTCCACGGACGGTCTTAACCCGTCTACGCCTCCCACTTGTGTTGTCGTACATGGGAGAGAAAATT